TCCACCTTTGTTTGAACTGCCCTCAACAGCACCTGGTTTGTCTCTATTGACATTACGGAACTTGTTAGGGAAAACATCTTTTACTTGTTTTTCAATTTCTTTGAGAACATTATCAGGTTTCATACCCGCGGCTGCGAGGTTGCGTCCAATCCCGTCTGCCCATGTTTTCATGTTGGTATCTGAGTCATACCATTTATTACGAGCTGTCCAGCTAACAAACTCTGGTGCAGGTTCAGGGGTATATTCCACTGAGTTGCTTGTTTGCTTAAGCTTGGTTTGTTCATCTCGGACCAAATCAATTTGGTCATCAATACGTACCACCGTGGCAGCATCCCCTTCTTCCAGAGCTGTCTGCTTCTGGGTCTTGAGACTAGCCAATGCTCGTGCATATTCTGTTTCTCGGACAGAATTGTGATGACGTTTCATATCATCAAGAGCATGTTTCAGTTCTTTAACTGTACGGTTTTGATCGTCAATCTTCTTAAAGAGTTCACCTCGATCAAGGAACTCTTTAGCGGGACGCCATTGACTTTTGTCGCCTTCCCATTCATCTTCTGGAACCCATCCAGAATCCATAGCACGCTGTTCAACCTCTGTAGGTTCGTGCTTAACTGCTTCTACAGGTGCAGTCTCTACCACACCCGGTTTGATTTCTTCGGCCATCTAAAGCTCCAGAGAGCCGTGTTAAACGTACACCCATCGGCACACGTAATGTCCTGACGGTTGCAGGGAAAGACCCGAACTTCGTTTATCGTATTATTAATGACTCGGGAGACCGGGTGCAGGAGTTTATGGAAGCTGGCTATGAGCTAGTTAAAGACGACTCTGTGAAGGTTGGAGATAAAAAGGTTAACAAGACTTCTTCGGAAGGAACTGTTAGCCAAGTGTCTGTCGGTCAGGGGCAAAAGGCTTTTGTTGTTCGTATCAAAAAAGAATGGTACGACGAAGATCAAGCTCAAAAACAGCTCCGGGTTGATGAACTCGAAAACTCCACCAAAGCTAAAGCTCTTGATGGTACTTACGGAAAACTCGAGATTACTCGAAGTTGATCCTTACAGTGCCATTAGGAAATTCTATTTATTTGCTTATTTGGAGAATAACTAATGGCAAGTGTTTCGCGTATTAATGGGTTTAAGCCTGTTAAAACTATCTCTGGCGCGCCTTATTCAGGCAAAGCCAATTTGTATTTCTTGGCCTCTGGTAACTCAGATGTGGTCATGGTGGGTGACGCTGTTAAGATCGCTGGGGATGCTCGTGCAGCCTCCGGTGCTCCTACAGTAGCCCGTTGTGGTGCTACTGACATCCCTGTGGGGGTGGTGGTTGGTATTTTGTTCTCTGGTGTTGGTAATGAAGTTACTAACGTTCCAGCAGTGTCTGATCTGAACACTCCGGTGTATCGTCGGGCATCTACGGATCGTTATGTGCTTGTTGCAGATGACCCTCTCTTGGTATATGAAGTTCAGTATGCGGGCACTTCGGTGGCTGCTGCTACCATCACTGCCAATGTGGGTCAAAATGGTCAGTTTACGACTACTGCTGGCTCTACCGTTTCTGGTAGCTCTGGTATGCAGCTCGACTCCTCTGGCTTGGCAACGACCTCGACTCTTCCTCTGAAGATTGTGGGCTTCCCTGCTCGTCCTGATAACGTTCCCGGCGACGTGTATTTCAGTTACTATGTAACTCTGAATAGCTCGTTGTATGGTTCGCTCGGCACAACCGGCGTCTAATTTTTAAGAAAGGAAGACTAGTATGTCTATTATCAATAGTGGCTCATTTGCCAAGGCCTTGTGGCCCGGTGTTAACGCGTGGTACGGCAAGTCGTATGATGAGTATGAAACCGAGTTCGACAAGCTTTTCGACAAACACACTTCAACCAAAGCATTTGAAGAGGATGTCGGTATCAGTTCTTTTGGTCTTGCTGTAAACAAGCCTGAAGGTTCTGCAATCTCTTATGACAGTGAGCGTCAAGCTTTCATCACTCGTTATCAACACGCCGTGTTTGCTCTCGGTTTTGTGATTACACGAGAGATGATGGAAGATGACCAGTATGATGTTGTTGGTCAACGCAAAGCTCAAGGCCTTGCCTTCTCTATGCGTCAGACTAAGGAAGTCATTGCTGCTAACGTGTACAACCGTGCTTTCACGGCTGGTTATGTAGGTGGTGATGGTGTCGTCATGTTGTCTGCTTCGCACGTCAACCTGAAGGGTGGCACTTGGTCTAACACTATCTCTACTGCATCGGACTTGTCCGAAGCTGCTCTTGAGCAGGCATGTATTGATATTGCTGGTTTCACGAATGATGCTGGTTTGCTGATTGCTGTTCGTCCTGAATCGCTCATCATCCCACGACAGCTGATCTTTGAAGCAAAGCGTATCTTGGGTACAGATGGTCGTGTTGGTACTGATAACAACGATTTGAATGCAATCAAGACTCTTGGTTCTATTCCGAAAATTGTTACCAACCATTACCTGACAGACACTGATGCTTGGTTCATTCGCACTAACGTACAGCATGGTATGAAGTATTTTGAGCGTCGTGCTGATCAGTTTGACATGGACAACGATTGGGACACGGAGAACGCTAAGTTCAAGGCTACTGCTCGCTATTCCTTCGGCTGGACCGATCCTCGCGGTATCTACGGCTCTGCGGGCGCTTAATTGTCATAACGGGGCCTCTAACGAGGTCCCCTTTTAAAGAAAGAAACTTATGGCAATTCAATTCGTTCAAGGCCAAGTAGCCGTCAGTGATCCCACTGCTGGTACAGGTCCTAATGCAAACAGTAACATTAAAGATGTCGTTGTTAAGGTTGTAAAACTTACAGCAGCTAATTACACTGTTACTACTGCTACAAATACTCTTGTAGCTGTTCTTCCAGCAGATGCTACCATCTTGCGGATGGACTTGTGGGTTAAGACACAGCTTGCCGGAGGCTCTGTTTCAGCAGCAACTCTGGCTCTTGGTACTGCCTCTGCTGGTGCTCAACTGATGGCTGCAAACTCTGCTGCTTTTGGTGCTGCCGGTGTCAGTTCTACTCTGACCCCAATCATCGGCATTATGCAGAACTACAATGTTCCTCTGGGTGGTGACATTCAGGTGTGGGCTGCTGGTTTGGCTACTACAGGTACTCCCACTTCAGGTGAGCAGTATCTTTCTATTTATTACGTTCGGTAATACTTCTAAGGGGCGTGTTAGCAATAATACAGCCCCTTTTCTTTTCTTTGGAATGGTTAGGAATATCATGAGTACAAATGTTTTCGTTAAGTCTGGACGTGTTCTGGACATTCTCCCTGCTACCGTCGCAGCTACCGTCACAGGAAGCTGGATGTTTAAAGATGCACCTAAGAGTGCTATTCAAGTTGTGGCTACTGCCGCTGCTACTGTTGTGTTTGATGTGTCTAATGATGGTGTTAATGCTGTTGCTACTACACTAGGCACAGTAACCCTTGCTGCTGCTGGTAGCGATGGTTTTGTTACAGATGCTCCCTGGAAATATATACGTGCTCGTGTCACTGCTAATTCGGGCACTGTTAATGTCCTGCTCTGCAACTAAGGAAATATATGTCAGTAACAACTAATGCTATTGTGACAGGAGAGACTAAAGTCTCTATTAATACTAAAGAATGGCGAGGGATGAATCAAGGCATGTCTTTGGACATTCAGGGTTACGGGGGGGGCGCTGCCTACTCCATGACACACCGAACCCGTCATTACAGCAACGTCAAATTCCGTCGCGTGCGTGCCGTGTTGCAGTGTTTTCACACCACAGGCACACCATTGGTTGACACGAATTTCACCAACGATTACAACTTCCAAGTTGGATTTGAGTTGGGATACACCAATGCGGTGACTGGCATTGCGCCGCGCAAGATGTTCAAGTTTTCCAGTAGCGAGACAGCACAATATCGCCAAGCATCACCGCCTACAAATGGCTACATCGTCAGTGATGTGCTTGACCTTGGCCGGGATGTGTCGGCGCAAGAGTTCTTTGGGTTGTGGACAACTGTTGAAGAAGCTACGGCAGGCACGCCAGTGGCCGGACGCATTCCCTACACTCGTTCAGCAACCAACTTTTTACAGCGATATATCGGTCACGTGTCAGCCAATGGCCTGACGCTTGCACAGTCGCAGATTGCACTCAATACCGCAGCAGCAGCAACGAGCGTGACGGCATCCACCAGCACACAGGCAGGGGCAAGCAACTACTTCACGCCAATCATGCTGTTGATTGAGACAGATTCTGAATTGCCGTTCATCGCACACGTATCTGATTCCATTGGCTACGGTGTCGGGGAAGGTGTCGCAGGCAGCGGTAGTGAGGGTGATGGTGTTGGCTCTGCAATGTCAAACCGTGGATTTATTGACCGCGCAGTTTATGAATCATTGGGTTACAACAGCTTTGGCATGGGCCGTGGCTCTGATGGCAACAAATACCTGTTTACTCCTGCAAATTGGGCCTATCGTCGGGCTTTGCTTGCCTTGGCAAACCCTACACACGTCATCAATGCAGATGTGCATAACGACATGGTGACGATCACTATCAGTAACTGGGCAGCACTCACAGCTTATGCCAAATGGGATTGCAAGATAGCCAACAGCAACATTTACATTTGTGTTGTGGCTGGAACATCAGCAGCGTCAGGTGGACCATCTGGCACAGGTGGTGGTGTGATTGATGGCACTAGTCTCTTGGCTTACATGATGCCTTCTGGCGGAACAGCTACACCACGAGGAGCGGCCCTGGTGCTGGCACAAATGGCAGCGGTCAATGAGCAAATAAAAGCCGTGCTGCCAAACGCACCAATCATAGCCATGACTGTGACACCTGATGCAGCGTCAACGGATTCATGGGCAACGGCTGGGAATCAAACGCCTGCTGCATCGGGTGGGTGGGGTGACAGCACATCGCGTAGGCACTTTGTCAATGAGCAGATTCGTGCCAAGAACCCAATTTTACAAATCGCGGATTACTTCGACCCTTCATCGGTGTTGGAGGATAGCTTCCCAACAGAGACAAGCAAGTGGGTTAGCACAGGAGCAGCGTCCTACGTGACAAATGACGGTACGCACCCGAACAGCGTGGGCTATAAGCTCGGCGCAGCCACACTGACAACTAACAAGTTCACCTAATCACCTCTGTATGAAGCTTGTATTCCAGCCCCCTTTTATTAAAGAAAACAAATGAAAAATCACTTACTATTAGGAAACTGGAACGCATTGTGTGACTCATGTGGTAGGAAGTTCAAAGCCTTTGACCTAAAGAAAAGGTGGGATGGCCTCATGGTTTGTGCAGAAGATTATGAACTTCGACATGAACAGGACTTCTTACGAGTACAGAAAGAACGTATTGCTATTGAATTCTCTAGACCCTATCCCACAGAGGATACTTTTATAGGGCATATATGCTCTGTGGCAGGTATCTATGGGATGGCCGATTCTGGAACGGCTGACTGTGCTAGGGCGGACATATTCTCTTCAACAATGAGCTTGTTAGATGAGGACCCTCTACGTGTTTATTAATTTTATATGTGATGTAATGTTATGCCCTCTATAGAACTTCTTAATTATTTACTTTTAACTGGTGTTGCTGTTCTAGGGTGGTTTGCCCGAGAACTCTGGGGCGCTGTTAAAGACCTCCGCTTGGACATGATTTCACTAAAGGATTATGTAGCACAGAATTATACACGTAAGGATGATTTTAAGGACTTTCGTTCTGAAATCCTTTCCTTCTTACAACGAATAGAACACAAACTTGATGACAAGGCAGATAAATAATGACAAGTAAAACTTTTGTACAGGGCAAGGGAGTTCCGACATGACCTCAAAAACATTTGTTACCGGAACGACCATTGACTCTGCTTGGTTGAATGATGTAAATCGGAAGACGTATTTAGAAGCACCTAGCCCAGAAGACCATGGGTGTGTTGGTGACGGAGTGACAGATGACACCACAGCGCTGAATCTTGCCATTACTGCCAGCAAATATAAATCAATGCGGATGGATGGCACCTATCTTGTCTCCGGTCTGATCGATTTCACGAACTGGTCAGGCGTGATCTATGGGTCAGGAAAGATCGTTTGCAAGCCAGCCACAACCATTTCAAAGGTACTTGATTTTTCGGGTGCTTCAAATGTTGGGTGGGGTGGCGTGCAGTTGGACATGGGGCAAACATCCGGCACACTGACTGCTGGCGCTCGTTCTGATTCTGGTTTCTACATGAAGGATGCGCGGGATTGTTTCTTTCATGACGTGTCCATCACAAATTGCAAATTCGGTGAGCCTATTTATGTGGATGGCACATCTTCGGTTTCACCATCTGCCGCTCACGGATCAAAGCGCGTTTTCTTCTATAACATTGATTGCGTGGCCCTTGCTGCGGCTACGTTAGATGATGGTGCATTCATCAATGTGCGCTCGGACTTCTACACCGACACGGGCGGGGGTTTGTACGCTGCTGCATCGAATGGAAACAAGGTCGCCGATTACCTGCTTGACGCAACCGTTGCTTACCCGCGCACCACAGAGGAAATCTACTTCACAAACTGTAGTTTCGAGAATCTTGATCGCTTCGCGCTGTTCAATAGCAAGGGTGTTCACTTGTCAAATGTGAGCATGGTCAACAACTACACACGCGGCCTCACCATGTCGCCAAGCTGTGAGGATGTATCTTGGATCGGTGGCAAGGTTTCAGGCAACGCGGCGCAGGTGAACGCAAACTACTCATGCACAGACATAACCATCAGTAACCTGATTGCCTTGGGTGAAACAGTGGCAACCGGGCAGCGACATTCTCTGCGCTGTGGTTTTGGATGTGAGCGCATCAAGTTCAGCAACATCACAGGGTCTGGTAATGACACCCGTCATATTTTCATTGAAGGCGCCAAGGATGTGACTTTTGAAAATGTGTCGTTGAATCAATGGACGGCTGGAAACACCACTGTTGCCGTGAGTATTGCCGGAGGAGGAAGCGCCAACACATCATCATGGGTCACTGATCGCATCAAGTTCATTGGCTGTGATTTGTCTGCAAACTACGCATTCAAGTTTGATGACAACGCCGGAACTGCAACAGTAGCTGACGGCGCCGTTGTGTGTGATGAAACGTGCAGATTCAATATTGGGATTAGCTTTTTCAATGGTACAGCGCCAACTGGAAAGCTGCTTTATCACGGCGCTGGTACCTGGGCGCTAACTCTTGCTGGTGGGACAACGCCTGGATCGCATACCTTCACAGCTTCTGCAAAGTACCGGCGCAAGGGTGATTTGATCTACGTGGAAGGCACCATTTTCATGACAGCAAAAGATGCGGCAATGGCCGGGGCTGTTGTGTTGAAAACCTTACCATTTTCTGCTGCCCCTGGCACTAATAATTACGGGACGCTGGCCGTTGGATATTGCAATGCAATTACTTTCCCTGCGAACTACACGCAACTCGGGCTGCTTATTTTGCCAGGGAATTCCGTAGCAAATCTTTGGCGGTTTGGTAGTGGGCAAGTCGCCACACAAGTGCAGCCAGCAGAGATAAACGCAACGACTGGTATTGTGTTTTCAGGCCAGTACATCACAGACAAATAATAGGACAGCCTTCTTGACTTTTAAGGGACTTTATGGCTTTTGATATAACAGGACTGGGTTCCCTTTTTGATTTTGGTGGAAAGCTCCTTGATAAGTTCTTTCCAAACCCAGAAGACAAGGCTAAAGCACAACTAGAGCTAATGCGTATGCAGCAAACAGGAGAGCTTGCTCTTCTTGCTGCTGAGACCTCTCTAGCTAAGGGACAGCTTGATATTAACGCTGCGGAGGCTTCTAGTGGAAACACCTATGCTTCTAGCTGGCGTCCTACAGTGGGATACACCTGTGTAGCGGGGCTAGGCTACACCTTCCTGCTACAGCCCCTCCTACCGTGGTTTGCGGCCCTTCTAGGGGCCTCTGTGCCCCCTCTACCTGCCCTAGATACTAATGTTCTGATGACTCTGCTTCTAGGCATGTTGGGCATAGGTGGTATGAGGTCATTCGATAAAAAACAAGGTAAATAAATATGAGCACATCAGGTACAACAGTTTGGTCCCTACAGCGGGATGCAGTTATAAATGGAGCATTGAGGAAGCTAGCTGTTTTGTCTGGTGGTAGCTCTCCTGCTGCTTATGAGCTTACTAACGCAGCAGAAACCCTTAACGCAATGATTAAAGGGTTTCAAGCAGATGGTATGCCTGTCTGGGCTATTAAGAAATATACCTTCACAACCGTGTCGGGTACTTCTGCATATAACATGGGTAATGGGCAGACGTTGGCTACTCCAATGCCCCTTAAGGTGTTACAGGCCTATCGTAACCAGACAAACAGTGTTAATGTTCCCATGAACATCTACACCAACTACAACTATAACCTTCTTCCGTTGGCGGTTTCTTCTGGTGTTCCTATTAACCTATACTACCAGCCATTGGCTACCACGGGTGTTGTGAATCTCTGGCCTATCCCTAGTGATAGCACAACCACAATCACTCTGGTTTATCAACGGCCTTTTGAGGACATGAACGCTTCTACAGATGATTTTGACTTCCCTCCTTATTGGACAGAAGCTTTAATCTATGGACTGGCTTGGCGCCTTTCTCCTGAATACGGCATTCCAATTCAAGACAGGGCAACCCTCACAAAAGAGGCTGAGTACTTCCATCAACAAGCTCTTATGTTTGGAGTTGAAGAAGGCAGTCTTTATCTCCAGCCTAGCTGGTCAGGAAGGTTTTAATTGTGGCATATACACAGAATCCCATACAAAACACATATGACACCAAACGCATAAGTCTTGTAACAAACCCACAGCAACGTAGTGGGCTCCTTCCTAATAAGGACGCTAGGCTCGTCAATGTGATGAGTGAGCTTCTCTCCTCCCCTGCTCCAGACGGTAAGAAGTTTATGCTTAAGTCCCGTCCAGGGCTGTCTACTGCTTATGTAGTTAATGCAGGAGAGGCTAGGGGACTCTACACATGGAATATCTCAGGAACAAACTACATCTTCTCTGTTGTGGGCAACAAGGTTTATGTTAATGGGGTTGACACTCAAACCTTAACAACATCTACAGGACTGGTAGGCTTCTGTGAGCATGTCTCTTCTTCTGCTGTAACTACGCTGGTGCTAGTGGATGGTGCTAAGGGGTATGTATACACAAACTCCACTACTCAAACAGAAATCATTGCTTTTGATTTCCCACGACCTCATATCCCTGCCCCCATCTTTATGGATGGGTATATCTTCCTTGCTAAAGCCTCTTCACAGGATGTATACAACAGTAATCTAGATGATCCTATGTTGTGGACTGCTGGGGACTACTTCTCTGCTGAGATGTATCCTGATAAAATTGTCTCTCTCACAAAGAACAATAATTACATATATGCCGTGGGTTCTAACAGTATTGAGTATCTCTATGATGCTGCTGAACCCTCAGGAAGCCCTCTAGGAAGACATACAAGCGCCGTACAGCAGTTTGGCTGCCCTGCTCCAGGGACGGTAGTACCAACTGATCAGGAAGTCTTTATGGTGGGTCAGACTGCTGCTGGTGGCTACACCGTTTGGTCTGTGGAAGGCTTCAAGGAAAAGGAAATCTCTATTCCAGCAATTCGTAACGTCTTGCTGGCTGAGGGGGCTGCTCTAGCAACTGCCAAGGCTTTCTCTGTTAGGGTTTCTGGACAGAAGCTTTATGTCATCTGTCTATCCACACGAACTCTTGTGTATAGCCTAGACACGCAGATGTGGAGTGAGTGGGCTTCTGGTGCTACCAGTGCTTCTCCCTTTCTAGGGAACTTTGCATCTGATGGTCCTAATGGAACTCCCTACATTCTTAACTCAGCAGGCAACTCAGTATATCTAATGAGTGAGAGTGTTTACACAGATGCTGGGGTAGCCTATCGCTGTGAGATTGTGTCAGAGCTACAAGACTTCAACTCAATCAATCGTAAATGGATGCACAGACTGGCTATTGTTGGAGACACACCAGACCCCACTGGAGTAGATAATTCTATTTCTGTTGAGTGGTCAGATGATGACTACAATACATGGAGTCCTGCTAGGACCCTCTCATTCAATTATGACTTCCCTGTTCTGAAACAACTAGGAGTCTTCCGTAGACGAGCTTTTCGTTTACGCTATAGTCTTCCACATTTGATTCGTATAGAAGGACTGGAAGTAGACATTAACAAAGGAATGCAGTAATGGCTCTAATACCACCCCCTCCTCCTGTTAAGTCGGAGCCGGGTAGTTTTGCATGGATGGACTGGTACAAGAAGTTGTATGACTATCTAAACACCGCTGGCTCAGTTCTATGGTCTTCCTTGAACTTCACAGGTAGTAACCTTACAGACCTTGTTACTAGACTACATAGTAGTTTACAAGGTATTCAGGGTGGGGTGGTTGGAGAGTATTATCACCTCACTGCTGGTGAGCTACTAGCCTTGCAGCTAAGTAAGAGCACAACTTCTGTAGCTGTTAACACTACTCTAGATGATGCCTATGGTACTGTTATAGTGACAGCTACAGGTAAAACTATTACACTTCCTGCTGCGTCTACTGCACGTATTGGAAATGTCTGGACTATTATTCAGAATGTAGTTGGTTATGTAGATATAACACGAGCGGGTAGTGACACACTTGTCCTTCCTGATTCTAATACGACTATTCGTATAGACACTAAAGGGGCTTCAATTTCCCTTAAATGTATAACGAGTTCTTCTTGGGGTATTGTATGACTTGGTTAGGTAATAGTGTCCGCACAATGGAGCAGGAGATTAATGAGTTTGGTACTTATAAAGGACGCCCTGCTAATATGGGGTCTATGCTCTGTAGACGAACAGATGGTTGGACATCTACTTCTGTGCAAGGAGATTTGTGTAACTATCTAGACACCTCACAAGCTCAGGCAAACACTCCCAGCATAGCAACACAATACTATTTACATAGTACTTCTGCTCAAGATGGTGTAGCTGGAACAGGTATTCAATCCGTAGTGGTAAACTACTTAGATGCTGCTGGTGCACGAGTAGTTGCTACAGTGGTTATGAACGGGGTGACCCCTGTAGCTCTTCCCTTCTTTGTAACCCACATCCAGTATATAGAGAGTAGTGCTGTGGGAACAGGCGGTGTGGCGGCTGGGAATATAACCATAGGTTCTAATGCTGCAGGCAGTCCCACAGTGGCTCAAACCATAGCTAAGATTCTGGCGGGGGATGGTCGATCTATGGATGGTATATTACAGGTTCCTTTAGGATACTCATGTTATTTGCTATCCTGGGGGGTCCGGGCTATTGGGAATAGGATGGACACACGGCTACGTGCCACAGTGTTCACTAATGACCACTCTCTGTCTCCGGGTTATCATTTTGAAGCTAATATGTATCTACCTGATGGTGCTGCGGTCACTGAGGACCTACACTACTTCAAACTGCCCGCTCTCGCAAAGATAAAGATTAGTGCTATTCCGGGGGCTGTTGCAGCCGGAAACAGATGTGATGGTACTTTTACCTTCTGTCTAGTCAGTGATACTTAATAAACAAAAGGAATAATTATGCCTAGTTATGGTGGCGAAAGCGACTCAGGTTATGGTGGTGATGGTGTCTCTCAAGGGGGAGGCTTCAATTATGGGGGTGGGCTTGGCACAAGTGGTTTAGACGGAGCACCAGACATTGGTACACTAGGTGGAACCTTTGCAGATGCCGATGGTGAGAACAGTGTAACTCTAGGAGGTATGACTACTGATGCCCAGAGTGGAGCCAACCAAGGAGTTAATGCAAATTCCTTTGGTTATGATTTTGGAGCAGCAGGTCTAGATGCTCCCGGTGAATTTAGTCTAAGCAATTTGTTTGGTTATGAGACTCCCACAGGAATGCCCACTAACTCTGGGGAGTTTATGGGTAATCAAGAGGGGTATGGTTTCTCTGATTTTGCTACCAGTCCTTTTGGTAAGACCCTTCGTAGTGTTCTGGGTATGACCCCTTTTGGTAAGGTTGCCAACATAGGCATTGATGCTGCTATGGGTAAACCCTTGGGACAAATTGCTGCTAATGCAGTTCCAGGCCAACTTGGTGTTTTAGGTAGGATGGGCTACGCTGCGGCAACTAGTCCTAACCCTGCTTCTACAGCAGGACGAGCTGCTCTAGGTTATGGCTTAGGTACTCTAGGCTCCAACGTAGGTTATGGTGTTGCTGGTCCTCTGGGAGCTATGGCAGGAGGTATGCTGGGTAGTGCTGCTGCGGGGACTCGTGGAGGTCCTGCTACCGGGCCTTCTGCTAGTGGGGGTGGTGGGGGCTTTAACGTAGAAGGGGCTCTTGCAGGTCTGGGTAGTTTGTATGCTGGTCATCAGAACAAACAGATTAGTGATCAGATGGCACAGGGACAGGCTAGTAACAACCAAGCCTTGCAAGGACAGATGTCCAACCTAGCTAACATGTATTCTCCTAACAGTCCATATGCTCAACAGATGCGACAACAGCTTGCTCGTAAGGATGCTGCTGCTGGACGTAACAGTCAATATGGTCCTAGGGAAGCACAGCTTCAGGCGTTGCTTGCTGGACAACAGGCTCAGGCTTCTAGTTCTATGGCAAACCTTGCTGGTGCACAGAAGTACGATCAGATGCGCGCCGGTAATACAGCAAATACGCAGAACCTTCAGAACATGCTTCAGCTTGCTAAGGCCTCAGGACTAACAGATCGTCTACAAGGTGGTTTGAATAGTATGTTCAATCAAGGGGGTGCTCAGATGGCCCAAGCTCCTCAGGAGTATTTGCCAGAGGCTCCGTCGTACAACATGGACAACTGGGGCACTGAGCCACAGGAACAAATCAACTGGGGTTAATATGGATCAAGCATCTTTCATGGGCCAAGACGAACTTGGTAAGATTTATGGTGAGGGTAGTTGGGGTGCTTTGGACCAAGGCCGTCAGCAAGTGGGTCTTGCTAACCTGTACCAGAACCAACGCTCACAAGCAAACGAGTTAGAGAATGAGAAGAATACTCTTGCCAACCTCTACTCACGACAGAATGATCCACAGCGTTTGGAGAATCAACGTCTCACTAACGAAGGCCTTGGTAATACAAACCTAACAGGTGGTGTAGCTGCACGTAGGGCTGTTGCTAATGAGGGTATGCAGCTAACCCAAGATCAACTAGATTTTGCTACTAAAGCATCTGAGTCTGACCTTAAGATGGCAGAGCAACATGCTCAGAAGCAGATGTACAGTGGTGATCCTAGGCAAATTGAAGAGGCTAAGAAAATCCTAGACTTCACAGTTGCTGCTCGACAAGCTCGTGCTAAGGCAGAAGCTGATTTGCTACAAGCTCGTGAAGGCCATCTCTCTGCTCAGAAGATTGGTGCTGGACATGATGCAGCCTCACGCTACAGTACTGATGCAAGGAAGCAGGCCGGTGCTAGTAGGCAGACAGGTGCTAAGACCGTAGATGATGCTCTTGCTGGTGCTAAGACCTATCAAGCTAAAGCTAATGTGTATGAGGCAGCCGCTCAACGGGCTAGGCTTGCAGGTGATGATGAGATGGCTCAATACTATATGCAGCAATCACAAGCTGCTGCTGCACAAGACATTGCGGCTAGGGGTGCTGCTGCTCAAGTAGGTTCTGGTAACCAGCTCGATCTGGTAGCACTTCAAGAACAGGGTAGGTTAGTGCGTCAGAATGCAGGTGCTACTAAACCACCTGTTCCTACACAAGCTCCCATACAAAACCAGGCCCCTAAACCAGGTCAAATATATAAGAATCACTTCTTCTTAGGAGGTGATCCTTCTAACAAAGCTAACTGGAAAGAAGTACAATGACACGCCCTTGGGAAGACTTCACATCTAAAGCAGAACAGACTAATCCGTGGGATGATTTTCAACCCGAGAAGGTTGCTAAAACAGATACTAGTCAGATACCCGGTGGGGCACAAGCAGATCAATACACTGCTCCTGTCCCTGAGCCC